TTTTCCCCTGTAATGGTAATAATCTATAATGTAAGATAATCCTACCGTTACACCCCAATTCAAAACTCTAATCTGTTCATTTTTTGCATAACTTGTGAGTGAATACTCACCAAAGAGTCCAATATGGTAAGACCAATCTCTTCTGTATGAATATGGTTCGTTATCAAAACCTATTGTTGCAAATACATTTAAGTGATTAGAATTTAGATCCCAATAATTATTTCCATCTATATTGGTTTCATAATCGTATTGATAAATTAATCCCAACTTATAAATTGAATTCCATTCGTTTTCCTTTATCGACCAAAAAACAGGAAGTTGAATACTTCTATTATTAATCTTGGTTGATGTTTGATAATTGTTTAACTTAAAGTTTTCATACTTTACATATAGACCTGATGTTATACCTTGAAAGTTTCCATTGTATCTTCTATTTGGATCTATCAAAAATGTATATTCAAATCCCATTTTCCTCCCAATTTGTGATTGAAAACTTGTTTCAGGTAATTTTGTCTCAGTGGTTGGAAATGAGGTCAACATATAACCATATCTAATGGCGTATTGAAATTGTTGACCAAATAAACTAAAAGGTAGTACTAATAATATTATGAGTATGAGTTTCTTCATACTCATAAATATCAATAACCTGATCCTTCGTTCCAATCAATATCATCAAATGAGAAAGATTTTTTTGGTAACTCATAAAAAACAATGGTAATACCAAAAGGAAAAGATGCAACAACAGTGTAATTTAAATCTATATCCAAAATGTGGTAAGAAACAATTTCCTCACTGCTTATTACGTTTATAACTGTTTTTGTTTTTGGAACTAACTCACAATTAGTCCAAGTTGATTCAATAGTGTAACTTAGATTTGAAAGTAAATTAACCTCTTTCTTTTTTTGATCGTAGTGTAGAATTACAGGATTCATAATTTAATATTATTTTTTATGTTTAGTAAATATTTTAATCTCCGTGTCTGATTTTCTGTAATTGCCACCTTTTGTCTTCTTTACGAACCGCAGGATGGTTTAAATAACCTTGTTTGCTTGGTCTTTTTTTGGAAATGAAAGGTCCTCTGTGTTTTTTTCTATCAAACTTTCTTAGATTTTTTGTTTGATAAGTTGTTTGACTCGGAAAGACCGCACAACTTGAAAAGATAAACATTCCCAATAAGATAAAGATAATTTTTTTCATTTTTTATTTTTAAAGTAATATGGTATTCCTGAGATGTCGAGTCCAAAACCTAACCAAGAAAGTGTGAGTCCCGGTGTTTCTTTTACAGTTATTTTATCAGACTCGACATCCAGTTTTCTAATTTGAATTGATGGTATAATATTAATAGAAATTTTTTTATTTTTCCAATGATTCAAAAAATTTAATTTATATTTTTTTATCATCTTGTGGTTTAAAATTTTTTATGGAAGAATTGAAGTACTTCCTGATTTGTTTCCCCAAATCTTGGTCATTAGGATTCAAGAGTATCATTTCTGCAATTTCATACTTTGAAGCAACCTTGTTGAATTCAGAAACAAGTTCGTGAAAATTTGCGATTTCGATTTTTGTCATTTTATTCTTCTGATTTATTTCGATAAGACACTGCAGATAAGACAGATCCAATAAATCCAAATACTAATAGTCCTCCACCTAACCAAGAAGCTTGGTCATTCATCATAACGACACCTGCCAAAAGTGAGAATACACTTGCTCCGGCAAAAATTGCGAGTTTTTGGTTTCCTGTTAATTTCATTTTAATTAATTGTTAACTTTGTTTATTTTAATTGTTTCAACATTTTCACCATCAAAAACTTTTATGATGTATATTGATGAATTTAAGTTTTCAATCCAAGATTGATCAAACTTTGTTGATTTATGTGATGAGATTAACTTTCCATCCAAACTATAGATATTGTATCCTTTTTCGGTTGTAAGGTCACCATATTCAATAAATCCAGGAAACAATGTTTCACCTCCGTTTTTGTTTGATGATGATACTGCAACCTCACAAGGTGTTCCCCAACAGAATGTCCATCCATTGATGATTACTCTTGAACGAACTGAATATAGTTCACCAGGAATCAAAAGACTTGCGGGTGTTTTACGAGATCCAAGTGGAGGAAAATATGTAAACACGTTTGATGGATTTGAAACTTGTGTAAATTCCATTTCATATTGTGTTGGATATAGAAAATCCAATACAAGTCCTGCAGGGATTGAATCATTTGGGTTGATATTTGTCTTACCACAATAAAATGATCCTACGCCATTTGGGGCGCGGACTCCACGAATAACAATTGTGTCTGAATTCAAAGAACATACTCCAGGAATTCCTGCGGTATACCAAACTGTGGTAGTATCCAATTGTGGACCAGAATAGACAGAGTCACGAACACTTGAATATGTTTGTAATGTTGATCCATCATTCCAAGTGTAGTTGTTATAACCAGGAGTTGCAGATAATTGAACGGTATCAAATCTACATACCCAAGGACCATTAATAACATTGATAGATGGTTTTGGTAGAATTGTATAAGTCTTTGATACTGTTACAGTTCTAACCAAAAAGTTGTTTGGACCAAATCCTGTTACAGTACAAGTATAAGTTCCTGATTGATTGATAACAATCGAAGGTGTTGATGCTCCTGTGTTCCACAAATAAGTTTGTGGTGTAAAGCTGTTACCAGGATTTTGAACACTGATTGTTGTGTTTTCACAAACATTGTTTCTGTTTGGAACGATTCTAACACTGTTTTGAGCAAACAAAGTGAAAGGAATAAGAATTGCGAGAAGTGTGATGAGTTTTTTCATTTTTTTTAATTTTATTACGAATATACAACTTTTTGATCGGTTTGTCAACCATTTTAGAGATCATAGGAACAATAAAAATTAGTGTTCACTGTTACAGTTTCTTCATTAATACTATAATTTAATTGGTTAATCATTCCTCCAACAAAAAAACCTTTTTTATGAGGGTTATTATCAAGTGATAATAATTTACCATCTGCTGATATTGTAAAAATATTAACAGTTTCTTCTATTTTGTCAAAAACTCTTTTTGCGTTATAATAGATGTCTTCTAAAACAGAATCACTATATATTTTGTATGTTACAAATATATTATATTCTCTAACTTCGTCATAGTGTATATCAAAATCCCACTCTTCAATAATTAATTCACCAGGTCTTAATCCGACTTTTTGAATTAAAATTTGTTCTAAATTTTTTTTACTTTGTGAAACTCTTTGTTTTATAATTTTATCCATTTTAGTTTCCTATTACCAAATCGTCATAATTTAAATTATCTCCTTTTTTTAGAGTATCTGTAATATCATCATACATATAAGATTTTACAACTGCGGTTATACTTTGTTCTGCTTGAGCGATCTTTGATTCTTGCCAATCTTCGAGTTGTTCTCCTTCGGGCATGTTTTCCCACATTTTATATGCTAGGGTAGCAATTATAAAAAGTTGTTGTTTTGCCATATATGAACCTTGTTCGTGATTCTCATTAACCTGTTGTTTCAATTGGTTTACAATACGAGCCAATTGTTCTTCTGATACAATTATGTTTCCCATTTTTTTATTTATAAATATGTTAAAAAACAAAAAGTGGGATCATTGACCCCACTTTTAAGGTCGAACGGTTTTAAGGTTCAACTCCACCATCCCCTTTTAAAAAGGGGCAAACTTATTTGAATATATTATAATCAATAACGGGTGTTGATTTTTTTCTCTCTTCCCAAATAGCATCAATAGCCTTTATATCATCCTCCGTAACATTAATTGGAGTTTGCATAAAATTTTTCATTTCTTCACGTTCTTTGAAATACTTTGTGAGGAAGTAAACAATAACTCCGCCGAGAGCGGTAAAAAACATCATTTTGAGTCCGTCTTTCATTTTTTTGTTTTTTTAAAGGTTTGTAGACAAGGGAGGAGTCGAACCTCCACGATTGAGTATCTCACAGGTGAACCTGTTTAGCGTCTGCCAATTTCGCCACTTGTCTTAATTTGTTACTCTTGATCTTCAACTTGGATCTCTTGTTCGAACACATCTGAGTCATAAACTCGTGCTCGTCCACAAGCCAGTGCAAAATCGGAAGTCCAAAGTTTCAGACCATTCTGAGTGAAGTAATAATACATTTTAATAGTTTTCATTGTTTTAAGGGTTTTTGATTTGGTGGGTCTTGCAGGGTATGATCCTGCGGCCTTCAAATTATGAGTTTGCTGCTCTACCTACTGAGCTAAAGACCCAGGTTGATTTATTTGGTTACAGGTGCTTCGATTTGGGATTTGGTAACAAGATGATCTGCCAAAGTATAGTTAGACTTATTGGTAACTACAATACACTGAACAAGGATTTTTTTGGGGATATGAACAAAGAAGTCAGTTCCGTTGAAGAAAGTAAGATCGTTCTTGAGGGATATACATCCATCAACCATTTTGAGGAACAACTTGAATTGAATGGGATCCACAAATGTTTCGTCGAGGAGGACACCCAACTTTTCGTGAAGAACTTTGATCTTGTGAGTTTGAACTGACATAGTTATCTCGTTTTGTGAATACAAAGATACAACCTTTTTTTTAAACTACCAAATTTTTTTTAAAATTTTTTTAAAAAGGGAAAGTAGAAGATGGGTGCGTGGACGACTACTTTTACGATTGGCATTTCTGACCGGATCCCAATCAACCGCTACTTCTTAAAGTTCGTTTGTGGAAGGACAATCCCGATGAGCCCCATCACAGAATGGTTTGTTCTTCGAGAACCCACAACGACACAGGGCAATTTTACCCTCTTTTTCTTCTGTTTCACCGTTTGCGTGTGTAATGTCAAAATTCCCTTCGAGAATTACTGGTCCTTTTGCCAATACAGTCACTTTTGTTTTTTCTTGCATCATTTTATTAATATTTTAGTTTTATTTTCTGAACTACAAATATCTAAAAAATATCGAACAAAGTCAATAAAAACAAAATTAATGATATACAAGCAAAATGATATTGTGTGTGTTTGAGATAATATATCTTAGTGTGATTGATTTTTTCTTTGTTTTCCAATCTCAGTCTGATCCATTTTAAAATATAGGCGGTGATTAAAAATACCCAACCAATTATTGTTAACATATCTTTATCTGTGTCTGTAAATGATAGTTCTATTAATAATACTTTTAGCCCCAAAATCTGGAAATTTATCATTAAACCATTGAAGGAATACTGGTTTCCATTTATCACCAAACATAGAATCAAATTTTTTTGTTATATCACTTGATTTTATCTCTAAATTGGGTGACGTTTCTTTAAATTTTCTTTCTTCGGGGTCATCTCCCCAATAATTTGGGCCAAACCAAAAACATATCCCGTCAAAACGTTCTTCGTCGAAATCTCCATTAAAAAAATATGCAGTGCTTGGGGTGCTTCCATCAAATCCATCAAGAAACTCATAATCCAGATCATCATTATTAATCTCATTATCTATAAAATCGTAAATAAGTTTATCTAATCTAGATTCTCCAATTATGTATTTCATTTTAGGTTTCCACATATTATTCAAAATAACTACGTCCACGATCTTGGATCAAAGTTTTCACACCAAATCCAGGAAATTTATCATTAAACCACTGAATGAATACTGGTTTCCATCTATCGCCAAAAAAATTAGTATATTTATTATATAACGAATTTGCCAAATCTATTATAGGTGACTTTTCCTTAAGTTTTTTTCCTTCTGTATTATTATCCCAATAATTTGGACTATACCAATATATAAGAGTTTCTTCATCACTATCATATTCTCCCTTGAAGAAGGAACATGAGCTACCATAATAGTCGGGATACATATAATTTAATTTACCATTGTCTAGTGAATTATCTATAAAATCGTAAATAAGTTTGTCTAATCTAGATTCTCCAATTATGTATTTCATCGAAATATAAATATCCTTAAAATAAAAAACCCCACATAATTGTGGGGGTATATTGAGAGGGAATAAAAATTCGCTGAGATTACACGAATGGTGAGGAGACCTTTACATCGGATTATTGTTTCCCGACTTATCCACAGAATTTTGTTCTGTATTCTCCAGTGTCAATGAGTTAGACTCATTACTTCTTGAGGTTTCATCTACTCTGTCACTACTCTACTCTCTCCGAGAATGCCTTCCCAGTTGATCCTTGCGGGATTAGAGGTTTTTGGTGACAATCCGATCAGACTTGGGGTCTGAGTCGTCCTACTGACGGCCAGTAAGTATGTGGACACCTTGCAATGAAACCTGCCGAACACTTTTCCTTTTGAATTTTTAGTTTCATAAGTAATGTGTTGTGGATTTTCAAGGTAGCGGTTCGGCACCAGAATCACAAACTTTTGGTTCGCAATATACTGAACTACCCTGTGAAACATCCCTGCTTCCTAACTTTTAGACAACTTCGAAATCTTACTCTTGGTGGAGTCTGATCAAGGAGAACAACAGCACCACCTGTACGTCCTCATACCTTTCGGTTTTAAGTCACCTATGATTATGGATCTCGAAATGATGTGATTGGATAATCACACTTCTCACAAAAATCCTACGGGTTATTCTTATTGTCCTTCCGAACTCAACTAAACGACCCACATCGCTCAGTTACCCAACCATTTCTTCTACAGTGTCACCCTCGAATACTCAGGTTTAGTAATATCCCGCTTGCATACTCGAGCTCGGTTACCCAAGCCGCAGAGTCATTACACTTGTGACCCCACTTTATACTCCTTTCAGAGTTTATTTTAATGGACTATATGCCGCCCAATAACTATCTTTCAAAGAACGATGAGAAACGATTTTTCTCAAACAGAATTCAAATATATAAATATTCTATTGATTTGTCAAGTACCAGATAAAATTATTTTAATACTAAATTAATTAAATCTTTTAATTTATCTCCAAGTGGACTTGGTAATTCATTCTTAGAGAAATATCCCCAAGTTGAATGTTCATCTCCATCGTGTGCACTTGCCAAATCAGGACTTATTACTTTATCTACATCCATTAAAAAGACATACATCATACCTTTAAGTTTTTTTCCATCTCTTGTATATCTATCAATAACACCACAAAGTTCCAATGGGTTTTCAGCCTTACAATTGGTTTCCTCAAAAAACTCTCTAACCGCACCATTTATTGGATTTTCATTCTCCTCAATACTTCCACCAAAGATACTCCATTCACCAGGTAAAGCACCTTTATGGTTCCTTTTAGCCAAAAGAACTTTATTATTATGACGAACTAAAACTCCTGAATATCTTTTCATAATTTTTTGTATTTATAAGTATGCAAATATCGATAAATGGAATTAAAATATCAACAGAATTTGTTCATTCTCCTGAAGAAACTTCAAAAGGAATGATGGGAAGAAAATTCAAAAACAAAAATGATGGTATGCTTTTCGGAATGGGTAAGGGTAATCATTCTTTTTGGATGAAAAATTGTATACAACACTTAGATATTATTTTTATTAAAGATGGTGTAATAAACAAAATTCATCATAATTGTCCTCCTTGTAAAACAAATGATTGTGATCATTATTCAGGAAATGGAAACTTTGTTCTTGAATTAAATGGTGGGTTTTGTAAAAAGCATGGTATCAAAGAAGGTGATGAATTGACAATGTAAAATCATTTTTATATAATGTTCATAAAAAAACTATGGACAAGATAAAAGAAATTCTCAAAAAAGCACTTAACTACCTTTACGTTATTATTGTTTCTGCGGTTTGTTTTATTGTTGGTTATTATTTCAATTTTATAGTTGAGACGATGAATCAAGAAAAAACAAAGGATCCCAAGTTTATTAACAAAGAAGATATTACCTTAGCAATCGATGAATATGATAATCTAATTATGATTGACAAAAATGATGGATCTTATAATGTATATCAGGATTCTGTAGGTATTTCTATTTTTAATCTTTATGCTAAAAGTATTTGGAATTCTCACACAAAAGTAACAAATGAAAAGGCCCAATAATTTTAAACTTCTCGTTTTATTTATTTGTCTTGTTGTTTCAGGATGTTTTATTTGGGTTATGCATTTAAAAACAAATCCTTCAGAAAACATGGTTATCTATGATATGGGTAAAAACTCAAATTCACCATATTGTTTACAACTTTATCATCTGATTGAAAAGTATTCAGACGAATACAATATTCCAAAATACATTGCTTATAACATCGCCTATAAAGAAACAAGATATATGGGACCGTTTCATTGGAAATATAATCCCAAACAAACTTCCCATGCTGGTGCGATCGGGGCTATGCAGGTCATGCCCCGAACTGCCAGTTGGGTTGAAAAAAGAAAAGTTCCAACTAAGGAACTTATGAGTGATCTTGATTTGAATGTTAAAATCAGTATGAAACTATTGAGTGATTTACATAAAAAGTATAAGAATTGGGGTGTAACTTGTGGTTACTACAATACAGGTTATCCAATTGTTAACGATTATGCATCTTTCTGTATAAGTAATAAAAACTACAGATCAAATTGGGTATCACTTTGATTCTTCAATCTTCTCTTTTAGTTTGTCTACCAAAGCGTTTTGTATCATTTTGGTAAATCTAACATAAGGAGAATCTTCTTCATCACTTTCTTTCTTTTTTGAAGTTTTCTTTTGTGGAGGTCTTTTACCTCTTCCCAAATAGTTCAAACCAGAAACGTTTGTAATACATTTGTGACCACCACTCATAGATTGGATTATTGTCCAAGCGTTAACCCCAATTGAATCCAAAATAGATAACTCCTCTTCATTCAAAGATGAAAAGGGTTTATTCATTATTGTCTCAACCTCACTTATGATAGTTTCACGATCGTCAATATTTTCCAAATTTCTTGAGAAAAGAGCCATAAGATCTTTAAATGTAAAGCCTACACTACCATCTTTTGCACTTGTTTCTGAAATCCATTTGATTGTTGATAATGGTATGATTCTTGATTTCAATTGTGATTCCCAAGTTGCCAATACTTCTTGTGCTAACTCACCCAAATGAACTCCTTTTAATTCTCTGTCTGACTTAAAAGGATTACAAGAAACTTGGACAAGTCCCAATGGCCAAGCCATTACCAAAAAGTCTGCATCAGGATTATTTTTAAATGGTGTATATCTGTCGTAAGATCCTGGTTTCATCATACTTCCTCCACCATATTGAATAATAATACCATCCTCATATTTCATACCAGGAAATTTTTCCATTGATGAAACATATTTTTCTTTATTTGCTTGTAATTCCTCAGGACTTGCTAATCCTCTTTCCTTAATCAATCCTTTAATTACGTTTAAGATACTTAACAAGGAAGGGTTTGCATTTAAAACTATTGTCTCTAAAAAACCTGGTTTACTTTTGAACGCTAAAAGTAATTTGTTGGTTACAAGACCTAACATCATTTTATTTCTTTTAAATGATTGGTCTTTATCTAATTTGAATAAATAATTAATAACCTCATCAACTGATATGTCGTGTTTTGTAAAACTTGCACTATCTACGGTCGATATTAATTCAACATCTTCTGGTGGAAATATTTCTTTTGGTGATACAATTTGTGAAATAGTTTCGATATTTGATTTAGCACCTCTGAATTGTGTTGCGGTTCCTTTTTCAACTCCAACTTGTTCTAAGTGATGATCTGTGTGAATAACAAACATTGGTTTTCCGTGGGCGAAATCTACTAATACTGGCATTACCTCACCATTAGCGTCGGGTTTTTTTACTGCAAACTCTTTTTCTCCGTATTGTATAATCTCAGCATCCACAACTTTAATTCCATTATTCTCAAGATAATGTTTCATAGCAAGAGCAGTGGTTACTCCATCTAAATCTTGGTGAAAATAAATCTTAGCCTTTTTGTATCTTTCAGATAAAGATTTTATACCTCTGATTCCACTTTCAGATAAAATTGACATAAATTTTAAATTATTTTAAAGTCAGAAGATACTTAAGTTTATTAAACTCTCCCATCATTTCATCACGAAGGTTAAGTAAATCTGTATCTGTCTTTGCATCGAATACATCAGAAAGACTAATAAAAAACTCAATGCTTGAATCTATAAATTCCTGTAAAGAAATTTCATCAATATCTTTTCCTTCTATTGTGTATCCACCAGAGTAAGATGGCCTTCCATGCTTACCCATACATATTTCAACAAATGTGTCAATCAAATCATCTAATGTACCATATATACCACCATAAGCTTGATGTTTTGCATATGATTTAGTTTGCCAATGTAAAAATCTTAGTTGTTGTTGAATTTCTACTAATTTTTTAATTATTTCTGAATTTTCCATCTTATGCGGTTGTTGGTTTTAAAATCATATCTAAAAATTCATCAAAAGGATCAAAATTTTCTTTATTTTGTGTTGATCTATTTGTAACTATTGATTGATTTGAGGTTGATGGTTCTTCTAATGAACCCATAAGTTCGTTTTTTAAATTATCTTGTCCTTCGGGTGTTTCCAAATAATTTTTCATTTGAACTTGAAGTTCTTCTTTATTTTTTTGTTGAGTTAATTCTTCGGGTCCAACAAAATTAGCGATACCTATGAAATCTAAAAAACCTAAATAAAATTTAGTATTTCTCATCATTGCTCTTAAAGCCGGATTTCTACCAAAAAACACTCTAGGAACCCCTTGTAATAAAGCAGCTCTTGTTCCATAATTTTTCCAAACATTTTTATAATTTGTAAAAATATTTCCAGTTTTACCAAAACTAGAAAACAATTTTGGGTCTTTAATTTCGTCCCTTAATTTTTTTAAAATTTCTATTTTTTCATCATTTGTTACTGCAGTACCATAACCTTTTTTATATACTGGTACTCCATTTATAATTTGAAATCTTTTTGGTCCTATAGCTTTTGCGGCATCCTCAACAGATTTGAGAGCGGTAGATTTTGCGGTTCCTACTGATCCTAATAAATCTACCCACATTTTTAAATTATTTTTAAACCCTCTAGTTAATTTTCCTTCAGGAATTCTATCTACCATTTTTTTTACATTACCACCCCAATCTCCAAACTTTTTAATAAGACCAGCAAACATAGGATTTTTTCCACTATTAACTGCGTTTTCAAGTAACTCTTTAGCTTTAGTTGGGTTTGTTTTCGCAATTTCAAATGCTTCATCAACATATTTGAATAATTTAGATCCCTTACCTAATCCAATTAAAGGTTTTGCGACCGCATCACCAACATATGGAACAACTGAAATTAGTGATAGTATACCAAAAAAAGTATCCCCTTGTTTAAAATATAAAATAGCATTAGTCAAGTCTGCAATACCTGTGGGATCAACAATACCTACAACATCTAATACTGTATTATACCAAGCTTCGTTTATATTATGTTTTTTCATGTATTTTTTTCTTTATAAATACAACATAAAACAAAAAATGGTGATCATTGACCACCATTTTCAAAACTTATTTCTGTTTGTTTCTTTTTGTTCACAAATCCTTGGACTCGTTCTCTTGCAACCTCGGCATAATTTGGCGATAGTTCTATTCCAATCCATCTTCGATCTAAGACTTCTGCCGCAACCAAGCTAGTTCCACTACCAGCAAAAGGATCCAAAACAATATCATTCTTGTATGATAATATCTTTATTGCTTTGGTTGGAATATCCATTGAGAAGGTTGCTTTTGTTAGTTGTTTGGTATCATTGAGGTAATTCCATTGTCCAAATACCAACTCCATAAACTCTTTTTTATCTTGTTCTGTATATATGGTTTTTTTCTTACCGTCTTCGGTATCAATAACTTCACCTTTCCATTGTGGTTCACCTTTAACTTTCTTAATATGTTGTTTCTTGTATGCAAGAATCACACATTCTTTTGGGTTATAGATATATGGACTCGATGGACTCATCCAACTTCCCCAAGCGGTTGTTTTACTTCTATGCGGACTATCTTCTTCCAAGTCAACAATTCCAAAGAACTTATAACCAATGTTCTTCATTATTTGCCAAACTTCACTTACCATAAAAATCCTTCCACCTTTGTCTTGTCTGTTTATTTCATAAGGTATGTTTAAAGCAATTCTACCATCATCCTTTAAAACACGAAATGCTTCTTCCATCCACGAATATGTAAATTTTACATATTCTTCCCACATCACATCATCATTATGAACATCGTATTTAATTCCAACACCATAAGGACAACTAGTAACTATTAAATCGACACTACCTTCAGGTAATGTTTTCATTACCTCAATACAATCACCATTAACTACTTTACCAATAAATTTATCCATTTTTTTCTAAGTTTTTAATTTTTCTGTCCAAGTAGAATAATGCTTTTTTTAGATCTTCAATTTCTTTTGATGGGTCTTTTTTTCCAGATCTTACAATGTATTTTAATACGTTAAATAGGTACGCGTCCTTATCAAGACCAGTTCCTTCCGCAATCTTTACAACCTCATATGGATTATCTTTTCCCCCATAATGATTGGGATGATTAACCATTTCTTTATTTTCCATATTAAACTTCTAAAGGTTCTTCAACTAAATTTTTAACATTCATTGTGTCTTTATTAATAATAAATCTAAATGAATTTGTCAAAAGATTTCCTTCAGAGTAATCACCTTTTTGTTCAAAATTTGATCCAATAACATCAAAAGTAATATTACTAACTTCAATTCCTGTTGGTGCTAAATGTTTAATTTCGATTTTAGAAATATTAAAAAGTTCCTTTGGATTAAAAGTAAAGTGTAGGGGTTCAATGAATTCTGTAGTAAAAATTAAATCTTCTCCTTCATTGTAGATTTCATACTTTCTAAACAAATATTCAGGAATTTCAACTCCTTGAAATTTGATAACAAACCTATTATCCATTTTAGGTTCGTATGGTGTTTGGGTTGTGTTTAAGTTGCTTTGCATTTTTATATCTTAAATATGGTTTATTTATTATCTTGTTTTTTTGTAACGTAATATTGTGGAAAATCTTTACATTCTTCAATGTATCCTTCTTCGATTAATTGATTTAATATCTCTTTTGTTTTTGCATAATCCTCGTGCAAAATATATTTGCTTATATAACCAAAATAAACAGGCCTTCTTAATTTACTTAGAAGTTTTTTTAGATCTTTTTCCTTCATTTCCATCTGATTTTGAAGAATTATCTTTTTGTTTCCTAGTTGCAGTTTTCCACTCACTTTTTGGAGCATACGTCCAATTACCTGATTTAACTTTAAGTTCTGCCTCATTTTCTTTAACTCTCGAGAGTTCCCCGGTTTTGTCTTTGATTGTTTTCATAATTTAATTTTTCAAGTATTTCTTTATTTGATAATCCTTCTTTGTATAAATCAAAAATTCTTTCTGATTCTTTGTCTGAAAAGATCAAAGCTTCAGAATTGAATTGTCTATCTAATGATAAATCATTCTTTAATGAATATAGTAAATTTTCAATAAAAATGTATCTTCTATGGAATCCCATAGAACAATATTAAACAAATTTTTTATAAGTTTCAACTACTCCTGATTGTAAAATATAACTTATAATTTTTCTTTTAAAAATTGGTAAAAGTGTTTCATAAATTGGGAAGTCTTCATTTGAAAATGTTTCAAATATTGGTACTGATTTTTCAGATTTTGGTATATATTCGTTAAGAATTTGTGTAACTGTTCTACCACTCATTTTACCTGAAAAAATTTCTCTTGTTTCTGATCTGGTTTCATAAGAATTTTTTGAATTCTTTGTAAGTTCGTATTGCCACAAATATAATTCACCTTTGTTTTGATAGAAAAAATATCCGTGTGTATCAAATAAATTTTTTTTATTTTTTTTTATTGAAACGTGTGTACTCTCATAAACTAAAGTCCAAACAGACTTCGCAATATTAAAATAATCTTGAAATTTTGGTGCGGCAAACTGTAAAGTTTTTTTAATTTCTATCTCTTCTTTCTCAGAACAAGCTGGCGGTGTTATAAAATCTAAATCTGTAACTAACAATTCATCATCATTTGATTTAAATTTTTTGTTAGTTTTTACCAAAAGATTTTCTTTGCTCAAAGTTTGAATATTTGCCAAATGAAGAGAAATTTCTATAAAATAAGGATAAAGTTCAAAGTTATTTAACTTATCTGCAATTTTTTGAAAATAATATAACAACTTATATTGATTTTCTTCAAAATCGATAGGTGGATTTTTATAGATCCAATCTGTATCTAAAATAAATTTCATAATTAAATTATAATAATTAAAATATAAATTTGAACATTAATTATATCTCATTACAACATACCACTTGTCATTTATTTTATATTCTTCCCATCTTCCATCATAAGCCGAAATTGAGGAATATCCATCTGAGTTGAATATTTGTTGAGCGATATCATCATAGTCACAAAAATCTCTAGCATCTAAACTAAGTTCCTTAATAAAATCTTCAGGATTTCTTTCCACATAATATACTCGATCTTCTATTAAAGATTCAATTTTATCTTCTGAAACTTCACCTTCAGGATTTTCCAAAATTTCTTCCATCTCATTTTCAATCTCCGCAATTTCATCTTCATCTTCAGTTTGATCCAACTTTTGTTTTAGTTGTTCATATTGTTCTTTTTGCGCTTGGGTGAGTTCTTTGTCTTCTTCTTCAAAATAAGACTCCGGATTAGTTCTTATATCATCCTCGTAAAAATCCTCAGCCCAACTTACTACTTTGTCGGTATCTACATAATTCATAAACCATTCTTGATCATATCCTCCATCATCCAAAGAATCTCTAATGTATTCCAAAGCGGTATTTTCTGCCTCATCACTTGTTCCAACAATATATTCAATATTATTGTTTATGTATTCATATTTCAATATTATAAAACTTGTCATTCTATGATAACCTCCATCGGGATAAAGATCATATAAACTAAGTTTTGATTCTATTTCTTCTATCTCATCTTCTGTTGCACTTATATCAGAAACTACGTCGGTAACATCCTCACCCTTTTCATTTTTTTCAATTTCTAATTGTTGTAAATTTTCAAGTTTTTCTTTTAGTTGTGGTAATTCTTGTTCATCTCCTTCTGTCAAAAATTCATAATCTCCTCGATCCTCTAAATATTCTTTTAAAGCACGTGCTTTGTTTCCAATTGGATCGTCATTATCTAAATCCCATTCTCCATTTTCTTTTTTTTCTAAATTTTGTGATTTTTTTTCAGAAATCTCTTTTTCAATTTGAATTTTATGATATGGTGTATTATGTGATTGAATCCATCTCTTTGTTTTTAAACCATCCAAAGATCTTATCTTTGTTCCTGAAACATTCAAATATCCGTCAACGTATGTTATATTACCCAAAGAATCTAATGGTTTTCCACTTAAATCTAAATCGCCAGTAACTTTAATAAATTTATCTTTAAAGTTTGGAAATCTTTTTAATTGATCTCCTTTGTATCCAACAAGTTTTAAAAAATGTTCAATCTCTTCAGGTGAAACTTCAACTATATCTCCCATTTCAATTTTTTTATTTATAAATAGTTATTTGGTTTACAATATTAATCATTAGTGTAATATTTATACATATAGAATAAACTAAAAAACAATAATAAAATGGGTTGCGGATGTAAAAATAAAGTTCAGGGTCAGGTTCAACAACCAGTTAACCAGCCTTCTACACAACAAACTCAAACAACTAATAACAATCAAACAGTGTTAGAGTCTGTTAAACAAACAATAGAAAAATACTATCAGGCTAACAAGTCTAAGTAAAAAAATTAAGGGGGATAAAAATAGAAAGGGATAAAAATTTTATCCCTTTTTTTATATTTATATCATATGAAAGATATTAAAAGGAAAAGATTAGATCCTAAGATAAATGCTCAGTTGAAGAAACTTGCTAGTATCATTTCAAAAAATTATAATAGATTTAATGTTAATACAAAAGTAGGTGAAATCTTTTTTGAAAATGATTTAGGTGAAAATGGTTTTGTTGAGATTTACGCATGGAAAAATTTACCTTTCTATGCGCAACTTCTTGGAGATAAAATTGATGAATTTACTATTCAAGTAAAAGCTTTAGAATCTGAAAAAGAAGTTTACAATGCTTTATTTCACGAGATGTTACACGCCACTGATCCTGATTTTTTTGATGATGAGACTTGGGAGGATTATGATCCTGAAGAAGATGAAAGTTATTTTGGTCATAAATTAGAGTTCAGAACTATGACCAATGAATTTTTAAATGCTTTATCTAATGTTTTTAAAGAAAAATTAAAAGATTCAAATTCTTTAACAAAAAAGAAATTACATGATGCTTTAACAAATATAGTTAATTACTATTTTCACGATGATACTTTAAAGGATTTTTCTGCAGACTTGTTAGATTATGCCGCAGGTGGTATAAAATTCTCTAACAATGAATTAGACGATTTAATGTCAAGAATTCAATTACAATACCCTGGTGAATATACTTTAACAACTAAAACTTCTAAAAGAGAAAAGTTACCTGTTTTTATTAGAGGTTATTTGAACAAGATTAGAGAATATAATCCAAAACAATGGACAGATTTTATGTCTATGTTATTATCAACACAAGAAGAAATTTCAGAAATGTTTTAATTTATGGTTCAATAATTTAATTTTTTTCATTATCAATTGTAAAAAATTAATTATGAATTATCAGAATACTCAACAAAGATCAGGACTTTTAAATTTAATTGCCGAATTCTCAGTTAAATTATTAAAAGAAGATAATCAAACAAAAACTTCTATAAGTGTAACAGATTGTAAAAATTTTATTGTAATTAATGGTCAAACTAATTCAAGTAAACTTTTCAATGTAAATGATTTAAGATCTGAATTTACAAAAGAGATGTCAAATATGACATCATTATTTGATATAAGTAATTTAAACATATTTGAATTAATTGAGTATCAAAAGTTGGAGTCCCCGACAACTATGAATTTTACTTTCTACAATTCATCAATACCAAGATATAGTCAGTCTATTATTGATATGGTAACATCTTTACAGGATACTGATTATTCAGAACTTTATGAGGATGGTTTAGGTGTTGATGTATCTTATATAAATGAAAACTCGTATTGGAAACCAATGGTTTCATCTTTTCCTTATGGTTACTCATTAAAAGATTGGAAGATTGTTTTTTTATATCTAGAATACGTTTCATTAAACATATTCCCAACAATAAAAGGTGATATGATTAATTATACTATAGACAAGGAAAATAATATCATCATTAAATCTGATTCTATGTATGATAGTGAAAATATCGTGTCTATGGTA